CTCGACCCCGATGCCCTTACCTACGGTGAGGTTACTACTTCTGAGTTAGAATTTACAGTATCGGCGGCATCAGGAGTTATAGTAAATGGAGCTGCGGGTGAGGCAGGGCATATAGCATCTACAGTAATGCCTCCTTTCTTTGTACTTACAGTCGGCGGCTCAGGCGCAAGCGTTAGCTACTGCTACATAACCTACTAGAATGGCTGACCCTATTACTACTACCGAGCTAGAGGCAGTAAACACTATCCTCTCAGCTATTGGAGAACTTCCAACTACAGGAACTGTACTCTCTAACGGAACATCGGCTGATGTCGTTATGGCGAAGCAGATACTAGATGAAGTTAATCGTGAGGTACAAGCAGAGGGTTGGCATTTCAATACAGACTATAAGGTAACCTTTACCCCCGCTGTGGATGATAAGCATATCGTACTTGCTGCGGATAGTAACATCGTAAGGATAACAGTAGGAGGGAGAGACCTAACTATTAGGTATGCGTCAGGCGAGCGCAGACTCTACGATAAGGAAAAGAATACTTATGAGTTTGAAGCTCCACTCAATGAAGAGGCTGTAGTAGTCTACCTCTTTGAGTTCTTAGGCGTACCTGAGGCGGCTAAACGCTATATAACCATCAGAGCCGCACGTCTATTCCAAGACCGTATGGTAGGTTCTACTGCTCATCATCAGTTCACGCAGAGAGATGAGTTCAAGGCTCTATTAGACCTCAAGGAGTACGAAGGCACTACAGCTTCTCCAAATATCTTTGATAGTATAGGTACATACAACATCATTAAGCGAGGCTCTGTTCTATAGTGGGTATACTAAATTCTTCTCTCTCTAACCTCTTAGGTGGTGTCTCGCAACAAGCAGACTCCCTAAGGGGTGCATCTAATTGTGAGGAGCAGACTAACGCTTACCCTTCCCCTGTGAATGGTTTAGTTAAGCGTCCACCTACACAGTTTATGACTGATGCTTTAGGTGCTAACTTCCAAGATGCTAACGCATTAGATACAGCATCGCACCTAATCAACAGAGATTCATCTGAAAGATACTTACTAACAGTATCAGGTAAAACTTTAGCAGATGGTACAGGTGGTGGGTTATCTGTATGGGACCTAGAGAACAACGTAGCCAAGACCGTGTACTACGATGAGGATGCTATTGGTTACCTCAATGCCACAGACTCTACTACAGCTTTCTCTTTTGCTACTGCGGGAGATGTGACTTATATTTCTAACAAAGAAGTTACTCCTAAGATGGAGTCTAGTACTTCACCTAATGTAGAAACTGAGGCAATGATTCATGTCAGGCAGGGAGCTTATGATACTAAGTATAATGTTAAATTAAACGGTAACGAGGTAACAGAGGAAACAAACGTAGACGGAGATAACGAGGCACAGACTGATACGATTGCGGGGAAGCTACAGGTTCTTCTAAATCAAACAGGGTCCCCCACAGTTGCTTTAGATGAGACTGTAGCGTTAGACTACGGCAATGACATAACTGAAGGCTCTAATACATTTATAGGTGGTTACGGAGTACAATGGAAAGCAATGCGGTGGACGTTAAGCGATGCAGTAAGTAGCGCATTAGCCGCAATTTCTCCCGCTGTAGACCTACAGAACAGGTCGGTTACCTTTAACTCTATAGGAACTTCAAGTTATAATAATGAGCTATTAACTGCCGACTACCGACTTTCATATATATTAACTGTTACTATTCAAAAAGATGATGTATATTACATTCACGACTATGATTCAACGAACTATGATTGGATAGAATTAAAAAAAACTCCAGCTGTAGACCCTACCTTATATAATGTTTTATCTAAAAAGAATGGGGAAACTTACGGATTTGGGCGCGGAAACGCGGCTCTTGAAATAAACTACAACATCCCTGCGTTGAACCCGACTTTCCAATTTACTAGGAGAGATTCTTTAATTGTAGCAACAGAGTTTGAGAATAACGAATTTATCATATCTGCAACTGATTCAGTAGGCGATACATATATAAAGACATTCTATAAAGATACTCAATATTTTTCTGACCTCCCTGCATTCGCATATAACGGGTTTACTATTAAAATAGCAGGAAGTGCTGAGTCTCAAGTGGATGATTATTATGTAAGATTTTCTACTAGGGATAATGAGTCTTTTGGAGAAGGGACGTGGAAGGAAGTAGTTGGTTTTGGAATTGAAAACACAATAGACCCAAGCACTATGCCTCATATTCTTATTAGGCAATCAGACGGTACATTCCTATTCAAACCTGCTGACGGTAAAACTATCCCCGACACGGTGACTTCAGGTTATACCCAACCTACTACAACAGAAGTAAAATATAGTGGAACAGTTCACGCAATACTTTCAACTACACAGGCTTTACTCACGGGATTACCTGTTGGTACTACACTCACAGCAGGGACTAAGATTGTACTGAGAAACGCTACAGACGCAGAGGATGAGACTTACTATCTTGCACAAGATGCGACTTTTGATTCCCTCGGTCAAGCGATTATAACCATAACAGGAAGTCCACAGAACTTCGAGACATCCGACACATACACTACAGCTACAGTATACGAGTATGCTGATTATGGCTCCTTTAGGTGGGAGGACCGTAAGTCAGGAGATAACGTAACAAACCCTCTACCTAACTTCATAGGTAACACAATCAATGACATCTTCTTCTACGAGAACCGATTAGGTATGCTATCAGGAGAGTCCGTGACGTTATCAGAGTCAGGACAGTTCTTTAACTTCTTTAGAACCACAGTTATTGACCTACTAGACACAGCTCCTATCGAAGTGGTAGGGTCATCTAACTCTGTAAATACACTACGTCATGCTGTATCCTTTAACGGTAACCTAATACTATTTGGTGACAATACACAGTTTATGCTAGGGTCAGGACGAGAGGGACTTTCGCCAAGGACTGTAGCTATGAGCCAAGTCTCTAACTACGAGTGTGACCCTAACTGCGCCCCTGTGATTGGAGGTACGTCTGTATTCTTTGCATACCCACGAGGTAGCTACGGCGGTCTACAGGACATGGTTATCCGTGACCCTGAAGCTAGAGACCTGCAAGCCTTTGACCTAACAGACTCAGTACCTTCATACATCGAGAACCCTTTTAGAGATATAGCAACAATGCCTCAAGAGAATCTAGTCATAGGATTACCTAAGGCTGAGGGTGGGGATATGCAAGACCTATACCTATATAAGTATCTCGACAGAGGCAACGAGCGGATTCAGTCAGCTTGGTTTAAGTTCTCTCTGACTTCTCAAGGAATTACAGCTGATACACAGCAGATAATAGGCATACATACTGTAGAGAATACACTATATGTGCTATCTAGGTTTGTAGACGCTGACACACCCACCAACTCCCATACATCTATCCATAAGATAGAGTTCACAACAGAGGGTATAACAGACCTATTCAGTCAGCCTCCACTACTTGATAATGTACTCTCTCGTCTAGGAACAGACGGCGTTGTAACAGCCGCAGTAGTAGGAGATGATACCGTGTTTACACTCCCTTATGGTAGCTTAGGTAAAACAGCATCTGACTTTCAGGTGATAACTAAACATAAAACAGGAAGTGATGGAGGGGTAGTACTCCCGATACTCGCAGTCAATGTTACTGCCGCAGAGTCTACAACGATAACAGTAGACACAGATAAAACAGCAGAACACGTTTGGATAGGCATGAAGTATGACATGACATACAAGTATGCTTCCCCTATCTTCAAAGGTCCTTCCTCAGGAGGCGGAGCATCATTAGTAACTTCAGGTCGCTATCAGATACACTCAGCAGACATTGTCTACCACGACACAAATACATTCAATGTAGCCGTGTCAGTAGAGGGTCGTAGTGATTATTCTTACACCTTCACCGCAGACACTACTCAGGTAGATGTGACTTCTGAAGGTTCAGTTGGACTAGACTCAGGAGACATGAGGATACCTATCCACGCTAAGAATGATACCTACTCAATGACTATTACTTCTGACTCAGCTTATCCTGTAAAACTGTTATCGACTGAGTTCGAGGCACAGTATAATGCTCGTAGCAGAAGGATGGGAATATGAAAGCAATCGTAAGAGAGTCAATACTACAGGACGCTAAGGACATGGCTCCTTACTTGCGTGATGCAGACTATGCAGAACTAAAAGCATCGTTAGGCGATGCACTAAACACAGAGGAAATCCTAGAGATAAGTATTGAACATTCCGATGACCCAAGAACGGTAGAGCTTGATGGAAAGCCCATTGCTATCTTCGGTGTTGTGGACTCACATGAAACTATCCCAAGGGTAGGGTATGTGTGGATGCTTGGGACTAACAAGATTAAATCTATTAGAAGTCAGTTCCTGCGGAAGTGTAAGGAACAGTTAATACAACAAGAAGAGCCTTACGAAGTACTTACCAACTTTGTGGACAAGCGTAACAAGGTACACATTAAGTGGTTACGTTGGATGGGCTTTACAATTATTAGAGAGGTAGAAAACTATGGAGCAGAGAAGAGAACTTTTTATGAATTTGCGAGGATTAAGGTAAATGTGTAACCCCGTAGGAATGGCACTGCTTGGTGCGGCGCAGGCTGATGCAGCTAATACAGCGCAGGACCGAATGTATGGGTGGAAGAAGAAGATGGAGGAAGCGGGTGAAGCTAGTGCTTTCCTATCTAACGCTATCCAACAGAGACAGCTCGGTACTCAGACACAACAGAAGATGCGCTCAGTCAATGAGGAGATTCGCATGATACAACGTAAGGGTAACCAAGTGGCTGCAACAGCCGCCGTAAGAGCCACGAAGGGTGGAGTGCAGGCAGACTCTGCTTCGGTACAGGCTCTACAACAACAGTTTGGTAAGGATGTTATGCAAGCTATTGGCATTAGGTCAGTAGAGGGTGAGGGCGTATTAACAATGGCTCAGCAAACTGCTAAGGCTATTGAGCTACAGACTCAAGCCCGCATCGACGCAGCACAGGCAGGTCCTGCACCTGATAAGGGAGCACAGTTCCTTAATCTTGTTATAGGCGCGGCTCAGGGCTATATGATGGGTAAGTCTATGCAGGGTCCTGCTATGGCTCCTCCCGCGACTCCTATACTACCTACAAACATCCCCGCAGGTGCGATAGGAAATTCAGCCATGACCTCAGCATCTACAGCAGGAATGTCAGCGTTTTCCCCTGTAGTAAGTCCAATAACAGGTGTGGCTCCTAACTTAGGCATCTCATCTATGTACCCAACCTTGGCTCCTACATCGCTATCTCCAAATTGGTGGGAGAGTATATTCTCAACTACTCAATACACACAGCCTTCTGCCTTATCCATCGG